GGCGGTAGTTGATACGGGGGTGTATCCCTTATTATTCCTACCTGTCCAACATCATTGATTGGTATTAGCTGCATTATTCAGGCGGCGAGGGCCAAGTGATATTAAATGGATCAGACTGATCGGTAATATCTCTCAACTCCTGTCTGTAGGTTTCCCATTCTGTTCTCTTTGAGGCATCCATTGGTACATCTGGTAGTACAGTCCAATCACATGAAGATAATTTATAATTACGAATTCCCCTGATAACTACCCACTGTTCTGGAGTCTTGCCCGATTGAACTGAGACCCATGATGGTTTTTGTGATGGGTCAATTGTAAATACTACATTAGTATCATAATCACTTTCTGTATTCACAACTCCGTATATACAGAAATCCTGACCGGTAGCCAAAGAGGATATTATATTTCCTAAAGTGTTCATATCCATTATTCTTCAATCTCCATAACATACATAGTTCCATTACTAAAAGTAACCCCTCCATCATCCCCATCTGCGGTGATTTGGAACCACACTTGAAATTCATTATTTCCAGTTGTTCCGTGAGGGCAATTAGCGGATGTTACCTTAAAGCATCTAGCCCACCCGTGTGATGTATCCCAAGTAACACCTGTTCCCTGCCCAACATCATCTACAAAAACACACCGTAAATCATCTGTAGTTCCAACCACTAGATCACCCACTGACCCAGAGTCGGGTGACGCTCCCTTTGCTAACCTAAGAACTCCGGTCCACACTGCCCCATGCTCAAAGTTAGTAGAAGAAATTATGTAAGTATTTAACATTACATATAAATTGCTTGTTGCAGATAGTTTATTATGAGTTATAGAATAACCTGTTGTTGCGTAACTAACATCATTACGCATATAAGAACTAGCTGACATTATTGCGTGTGTACTACTTAGCAATCTGCTACCCTCAGAGGCTAGTAATATTATCCACCCATCATCAGCTTCGTTGCGTATTTTAACCAGATTGTCTGTGGTGTCAAACCATAATTGACCCGCAGATGTAGATGAGGGAGCGGTAGCTTTCGTATGTATTCCATTTATCGCTGCGTCTGCATTAGGCAGGGATGCCTTTAGAACAGTCTTTATGAGGCGAAGATGGTCATCGCCCTGACTGATCGCGTCAGTTCCAGGCGGATTTGCAGATACGAGTCCGCTAATGAATGATGCGCTTTCTAGTGCCATAATTTATACCTTTGGAAATTGATCCTTAACGGATGCTACATGATCTTTCCATGTCGTTGTGTCGTTGACGCTATCCCAGTATTGCATGTCTAGTTGGTCGCCAGTGGATGCGTATTCATTCTTTCTTAATTGAGCATAAGTTGGTGCTGGAGATATTTCAGGTTCCCGCGCAATAAATCCATTATCGTATCTACCCCCTATGTAAGCATTCTCATCGCAAGCGACAATATCACCATCCACAGGAAATTCTGATACACCATCCCATTCAACTATATTACTTACGATACTATTTTTTATGATTGCGTAATTCATTATTTGTACTCGTAGACTATAATTATTCCAGCAGAACCTAAACCACCAGCAGTTCCATATCCACGGGCACCAGAAGCACCACCACCATAAGCAGTTCCTGGAAAAGCATCCCAACTAGAGTGAACGCGCTTTTGGCCGCCAAATCCTAACATAGAATCACCACCGCTGGCATTCCATTCGACACCGCTGTCATCATTATCAACATTAGAACCATTACCATTCTGTCCTGATATATTTATATCACCGTTTGTTCCATCGCCGCCTACCCCGCCACTTGCATTTGTTTGGTATGTTGCTCCCGAACCCAAAACACCCCCTGCTCCGGTAATTGTATTTGCACCATCAGCCCAGATCGAACTGCCACCAGTACCGCCAGCCCCCCCAGCCCCTCCTGCGGTTCCAGCCGCGCCTATAGTTATAGTTGAAGATGAGATAGCAGAAACGTCTAGAAACTTCTCAGCATAACCGCCGCCTCCGCCGCCCCCACCTGCTGAACGATTGTCGTTACCACCGCCACTACCTCCACCACCACCTTGTACTTTCATTAAAACTTTTGTAATGTCGGCTGGTCTAGTCCATGTGCCGGAAGCAGTAAATACTTGAACTGAGTTAAAGCCACCACCCGCAGCGGCCCAAGCATTGTCTCCTCTCAAAAAGGTACTTGAAGAGGCTGTGCCTGTCGCACTAAGCATAGCGATATCCACTGCGTCAGTAGCGATAGTAAGAGCCGTAGCACCGGTAACATCTCCGGTATGCGTGGCGTTTGTTACCTTTGCAGTATTAGCAGCGATAGAAGTATTAATAGCATTGGCTACCTTGTCAACAGTTACAGCATCATCTGCTATGTCAGCAGTAGCAATCGTACCGTCATCTATCTTAGCACTTGTAACAGCATCATCCTTTAGCATTGCAGTGGTTACCGCATCATCAGCAGGGATGGTTGTTTGCGCTGGTTTGTTTCCTACATAGCTCATATTATGACCATCCTAGTGATACTGCGTGGATGTATGTTTGTTTAGAAGCTGATTGGTTTAATGTTTTAATGCGATACGTCATTGACGTACCAGATGTCGATGTCAAAGCAACATCATGTTTTGTAACGATTGTGTGTCCCCCTGTTGTTCCTTGAACGTCACCCGAACTGATTCCGAAATCAGTCCATGTAGACCCGTCACAGGAATATTCCGCAGTAAGGTCTGTTCCAATGGTTGCTGTACCAGTACCATTGGTATAGGTAAAAACAATATCGCCTTTGGTTGGTGCTGATTCCGCTGTGGTCGAAGTAGAGATAAGAGTCATCGCCGCATCATAAACAGGAACAGCGAAGGTAGTATCACCACCAGTGCTTGCCCCTGTTGATACGCCTCCCAAACCAATTGTAATGGTCCAAATATCTCCGGGGGTTACTGCGAATGTTTCATGCCTCAACATTCCGCCTCCGCCTCCGCCACCGGCTGAGTTCCCATTTCCACCAGCACCACCACCACCTAATACCATTACATCTGTTGCCGTTACGCCCACTGGAACAGTCCAAGTCCCAGTAGAAGTAATTCCAGTTTGAGTTGCACTTCCGCCATCTGGTGTGTAATCAAGCCAGACAACCCCCGATCCACCATTTTGACCATTGCTTCCCCATCCAGATGCCATGCCTTGTCCGCCACCACCTCTATTTGCGGTATCGCCGTACCCAGTTCCGCCACTTCCGTTACTGTTACCTCCAGCCCCGCCGCCACCGGCGTAAGTTACAGATGAACCTGAAATATCAGTTGCGTAACCATCTGCGCCAGCGCCGCCAGTACCACTAACATTGTTTGAACCATTGGGGGATGAGGTATTCGGACTACCGCCACCACCACCACCTTCATACGCTCCAGATAGATGCCTACCTGTACCACCTGTACCACCTTGAGATGTCCAGCCAGAATAAGTATTTTTATTAGACGCTCCGCCATCTGAGGTATGTCCGGCACCACTATCTGTTCCGCCGCCCGCGCCAGACCCACCATCTCCTCCATCCATCCCTGTTCCACTACTTCTTGGGCCTCCTCTACCACCACCCTTTGCTATATATTCCACATCTGACGAGGATGATACAAAAAATTTCCCGCTTGCGTCATAACTTTCGTCAGTTGATGCCGAAGCATCTATACCCGCCGCTGATTGGAAATCGTCAACAGTCTGATCTACTAAATTGTACTTGGCCAAAGAGCCGTTAGAGGCGACCTTAAAACCTAACAGAGCAATATCGTCCTCTAGGCCAGATGTGTCTGCTGTTGGCTCGGCTTTCCATGATCCATCGCCATAAAGCACTGTGGTTGACGATGCGGTTCCCGATCCCATTCTGGCTGAACCTACTGTACCTGATGCAAGATTAGATGCATTAGTCGGATCAGTCGCCATCTTTGCAGTGGTGACCTCACTAGCCGTAATGTCTTCAGTTCTTATAGTTGTTCTAGCCATTATTTAGGGTACTTTTCTTTAACTGCTTGTCGTTGTGCTTCCAGTTCCATTATTGATGCCATTCGTTCTTCTACTACTCCTTCCCATAGGGCTACGATTAGGTCGTTAAGGGGGGGGTATTCTTCTTGTCGGTTACGGGCATATTCTTGGTCGTCATACTCTGACTGTGATCGTTCCAACTCTGACTCAATAAATTCTTTGGTTGGTTTTTCATGTGGATTGGGAACCATCTTATTTTCCTTACCGTCCCAAATTTCTGGGTGGGTAATAAGATTCTCATACACTTTATTATCTGGATCAGACCATCCAAACCACTGTTCTGTGTGTAATCTAACTAACACATCCTCAATAGTCTTTAATGGTAGCATTAGGTATCTCCTAATTTATAAAATTCAAAAGAGGTTTGGTTATAAGTTGTATCTCCTGAAATGGTATTAGCATTTGGAGAATACGCAACAAACTTAACTTTGCATAATGATGTATCAGTAACATCTAACATCAACGAAGATGTGCCGTTCGCCCACCTTTCGGTGGAATCAATTCCTGAACTTTGAAAACCTCTTAAAACCCATGTACCATCATCAATGGTTGAATAATTATAGAGACTAAGATATGTCATACCCGAAATGACGCCAAAGGTGGAATAAGTTGATGTGATTCGCCATATCCCAGTGGCTGGAAAAGTAAATATACCTGATGATTCGGTCATAGCAGCGCCAATTCTAGCCGAACCACTTGTATCATCTTCTTCTAAATTTGCCACAATTGGACTCGCTACCCCAGCCGTTACAGTAAAACCACTGGTTAATCTCCATATACTTGCATAACTCAATCCCCCAGAAACAGTAGTCCATACAGGATTTGCACCAGTTCCTTGAGTTTTGAGAAAGTCTCCAGTCGTACCAAATCCCAACCTTGCTGGCGCACCAGAAGCACCGTAGTACAGGATGTCTCCCTGTGTGCCATCTTCTAGTTTAGCGAGATTAACTGCGTTATCCGCAATAGTAAGAGCCGTAGCCCCTGTCACATCGCCAGTATGGGTAGCGTTTGTTACTTTGGCTGTATTAGCAGTAATCTCAGTATTAATAGAGTTGGCTAATTTAGCAGCAGTTACAGCATCATCCTGAATCTTAGCAGTGCTAATAGAGTCGTCAGGAGGAACAACAGCCTCCCCTATATCAAGGATTCCAACAACCTCCATTGCATCAGCAGAAAGCAGTGCATCGTCCAATGTCAGAGTGACGCCAGATATAGAATAGTTGTTCTGCTGCTTAATCCCGTTTATCGTTATGATAAGGGATTGCTCACTTGCGGGTGTCCAAGTAAGTGTATGCGTAGCAGACGTTGAG